AAAAAAGTATGGTGATGAGCCAGCGTCTAACAAGTATTCATTGTCGGACAATGGGACCAAAGGTCGCCAAGCTTTCTTTAGGTTCAGCTACAAAAAAGCAAGCGAAACCGAATACAATGTTCATGATGTTCTAGTTATTTTAAGGCACGGCTCAGAAGTTGATACTTATAGCGATTTTAATTTTATTGCCCCTACTAGAGACAAATACGCTTTTAGACTTGAGCCCGTCTACGATGTTGCTTCTGAAATTAAAGAAAACGGTCAAACAATATTTGCTCTTTTAGAGAACCACAGCAGAACAAAAATGCATAACGACAGTGGCCCTGGCAACGCAAATGTTTGGTGGAACGGGGACAAATACGAATCTGTTAATAAAAATGGTTTTCCTGCACTGGAGGAGCGTGGTCCTAAGCTTACAAATGAATGGGACATGTTCTCTGTCCACACCGACACGCAAATCCAATTTAGTTTTGAAAACGGGCCAGAGCTTGCGTTAACAGCGGTTACAGAGCAGCAGATACAAGAGACGCATCAACTGTATAGAGGGCTTTCAATGCTTTCGTTAAACATGTTTGCAGGGAAAGGAGTGCAAGACTTGCGTAACGTTACCGCCTTCGTAACTCAAGGTAAACAAAGCTACAGGGTCGAAGACTTTACGGAGCCTTACCGGGGTGCGACTCCAGGGGAGGATGAAAGCACAAGTTTTGCGCCCGACATTTTTGTAGATACTGTTTTGGACAAAGAAAACGGAATTGGCAAGTACGCCCCAGCTGCTGCTTTGGATCAAGAGAGTTTAATACTGGCCAAGCTGTTTTGCCAAAACAACAATTTACCTGTAGAGGAAGAGGAAGGCTCCCCAGTTAGCTTATTTATGGATGGCGTTATTGCAGATAGTTCTGCATGGCGCGAGTTTTGGGTAAGCACCGCTCCATTTAGTCTGCTTGAATTTGCGAGAAAAAACGGAAAAGAAACGCTTATCCCTGCACTGCCTACACGTAATAATGGCAAGGCAGCCGAAGATGACGGTCGTCCTATTCCTTTGACTATTTCTGCATTATTCACGACAGGCAATATTCTTGAAGACTCGTACAAAGAAGAGTTTTTAGATTATGGAGCCAGTACTCAGGACTTGATCGCAAGTATTATTTACAGGGAAGAATCAACGCAATCAATATTCCAACGCAAAAGAACAGTTGACGTAAGAAGAGCAGATACGTCAATATTAGAGGACACTACCGCAATCAAAGAAACGTTTGACGTAAGCGGTTTTGTTACCACGCGGCAACAGGCAATCCTGTTTGGCAAGTTATTGGTGAACCAGCGCAGATTCATCAGGCGAGGTATCGAGTTTAAGACGTTCCCATCAATCAACCCGGTTGAGCCTGGAGCGTTTATCTATGTCGATATTGGCCTAACAAATTGGGAAAGAAAGTCTTCTGGTGTTATTGGTGCGGGTGGAGCGTTGAACTCGCCGTTGCAGGACAACATTAGGAATAGATCTTACAACTTTTTAATTTACGATCGAGACGCCAGCAAGGTGTCTGCTCAAAGTTCAGTAGCGGTGCAAAACGGAGTGGCATCATCACTTGCTGGCAAGACTGGAAGCTTGTACGTGATGGGAATTGATTCAGGCAAAAAACGTGTTTTTAGGATTACAGAAGTAGAGCTAGACGAAGAAGGCGAAGTGACTGTAAGAGCCGTCGAGTATCCGTGTGACGATGAGGACCGTGCTTTGATTGCGGACTTTAGGCCCACGGTAGATGATGCTGCCCAGTTTGAGGTAAGCTAGTATGAAAGCAATGCCCTAAGCCCAGCGAACCAATGGCCTTTTACACCGGACGCACAGGCTCGCTGGCTTTTAACGACAAGCCTGTAGCCAAGATTCGTGACTGGTCGATTGAGACTACCTTAGAGCTTTTAAGCACCAATGATATCTCTAGCAGTGTAAATACGTTTACACCTGGGGTAACCGGAGCAACAGGTAGTGCCACTTTGATGTATTACAGGCTTGAAGGTACTGAAGGTACTACCTTGACTGAATTTACCGAGTTAATAAAGAAAATTATGAAAAGTGGAAACGGTTCTTCTATTACGACGGCCGATAGAGTAGAACTTGAGTTAAATGTAGGAGTTCCCGAAACTGACGACATCAAGTTTAATGCTTATATTACTTCAGCTAGCATTTCAGTGGCAACTGGAGAGCTATCTGTAGTTCCAATTAATTTTACTGTTGACGGAAACTTTACTGAAGTTATTGATTACGGCCTAGTATGACCTTTTTTCTTGGCAGTCAAGGCAACGTAAGACTGCGCCGTGGAACGGAAGTTGTACTTGGCAGGCTGCAAGAATCAGTCAATACTGATGACATCAGTACCGTGCTTAATCGCGTTGGAACGAAAGACGGGATAGAAAACCTATTCACGGGAGACAAGGTTGATTTTGAGACATCTGATCCACGCAATCTTTTGTTTATCCCAGCGTCCAACTGGTCTTCTGGCACAATACAAGACACTTATAGCACCTTTGTAAATGTAAATGCTGTAGGTGGATTGCGCCTGTATCGAACATTTGCTGACGCTGTTAACAATAATCGTGAAAATGAAATTGTACTGCAAGCCTTTACGGGAGATCCCATTGATCTCACAATTACTGTCAGAGACGTTGGCTCTAATATGCTTGGCGACGTCACAAACTACGAATTTAACGCTAGCCGCGAGCAAGTTGACGTAACATCACTCTCCGATAAATTTAAAAGTCAGTACAACGCAGGCTTAATTAGTGGTAGCGGACGTGTTGAATGCGTTTTCAATAACAAAACTGATGGATCGCGAGAAACATCATTGCTGATGTTGCAATTAATTCAAATAGTCGATCTAGGTTGTGCTTTTGATCTTTTTCTTTACTTGGTAGATAAAGAAATAAATCCAGCAGAGGAAAGCGTTTTTTATTATCTTTCGGCTGTAGTGACAAACGCTGGCGTTACTGTTGATTTAGACGATGCGATCAGATGTACTTTGGATTTTGTTACAACTGGTGAGCTGAGGCTTGTTGTTGGAGCGTTGGCCGATTACATCCTCAAGGAAGACGACGATCGGATCCGTAAAGAGCAGGATCTAAACTTCCTACTGAAAGAGGTTGAGGATTAAACTAAGCGCAAGTACCCCTGGCATAAGGAGCTGAGCCTTGGCTGACCAAAGAATTACGCAGCTTAACGAGCTGTCCAAGGCTGGGGTTGCAGCAATTGATGTCCTGCCTATCGCGGACATTAGCGGTTCCGAGACCAAAAAGGTTACGACAAAGAACCTGATTGACGCTGGTCTTGACCTGATCGATGTCAGCAGCATTGACCTAGACAAGCTTGACCAAAGCAGCTCGACAAAACTAGGCACTGCCTCGGTTGCTGACGATGCAATCACTTATGCCAAGGTCCAAAACGTTACAGCAACTGACCGCTTGCTGGGACGTAGCAGCGTCAACGCTGGGATTATTGAAGAAATTATTTGTACGGCTGCAGGCCGTGCACTGCTAGATGATTTAAGTGCTGCAGCTCAACGCACCACGTTAGGGCTTGGCACAATTGCCACGCTTAACGCTGACGGTTCAACCCTTACAAACCTGACTGTTACCAGTGGCACGATCACTGGCATTACAGACATCACTGTTCTGGATGGTGGAACGGGGGCTAGCAACGCCGCAAGCGCACGGGTAAACCTTGGCGTAGCCATAGGGACAAATGTCCAGGCTTATGACGCTGGTCTGCAATCAATTTCAGGGCTAACGACTGCTGCAAACCAAGGTATTTACGCGACTGCGTCTGACACGTATGCAGTCTTTTCGTTAACAGCAGCAGGTCGAGCACTACTTGATGATGCAGATGCTGCAGCCCAACGCACCACACTAGGTCTTGGGACGTTAGCCACGCAGAGCGCAACAGTTACAGGCACTCATTCAGGCACAAGTTCTGGCACCAATACAGGTGACCAGACGATTGAGCTTACAGGTGTAATTACAGGTGCTGGTACAGGATCTTTCTCAACTACTCTTTCTTCAAACGTTGTTCAGACAAGCAATATTGCGTCAGACGCAGTTACTTACGACAAGCTGCAAGACACTACATCTGCTGATGTAATCCTGGGCCGTGCGTCTGGAGGTTCAGGCACAGTCGAACAAATTAGTTGCACACCTGTAGGTCGTGCATTAATTGCGGGTGCGAACGTTGGAGCCCAGAGAACAACGTTAGGCCTTGGAACGTTAGCCACTCAAAGCGGCACTTTTAGCGGTACACATTCAGGCACAAGTAGTAATACTAATACAGGTGATCAAACGATTACTTTGGCGGGTGTTGTTACCGGCAGCGGCACAGGCTCTTTTACGACAAGCTTTGCTGCTGGAGCTGTCAATAGTGCTGCTATTGCATCGGATGCAGTTACTTATGACAAGCTTCAAGATACAACTAGCACTGATGTAATCCTTGGACGCAGCACTGCAGGCGGTGGAACGGTAGAAGAAATTGCCTGTACTTCCGCAGGCCGTGAGCTTCTTAATGATGCAACTGCAGCAAATCAACGAACAACACTAGGGCTTGGAGATTTAGCCACTTCTACTGGAACGTGGGAAAACGGTTCAGTGTTTAGCGGAACCAGTAGCGGAACAAATACTGGTGATCAAACGATTACATTAACTGGAGCGGTTACAGGTAGCGGCACTGGATCTTTTCTAACAACACTAGCCAGCAATATTGTTCTTGAAGCCAACCTCGGAGCAAGCTCGGTCACGGCAGGCAAGCTTCATGCTGCTTCAGTCACTGCAGAAAAGATTGGCGATCAAGCTACTTGCATCGTTAGCAGCTCCACCCCTTCTGGGACGGGTGATTACACGGGCCAAGCCTGGTATAACACCAGCACAAGCATTGCGTATCGCTGGAGTGGAGCTGCTTGGTCTCAAGAAGCTGGCATCCAATCGATAACAGTTACAGAGTCAACTCCGTTTGCTGTTGTTGTTAGCAACCCAACTGCATTTACAACAAGTCTGTCACTGTCACTTGATACACAAGTTGCAGCAAGTGTATTTGCAGGTCCAGCTACTGGATCAGATGCCGCACCAACATTCCGCAGTTTGTTGCCAACTGATCTGCCTGATGCAACAGCATCTGCAAAAGGCATTATCCAGCCAGGCACAGGTTTATCGGTAACGAGTGGAACGTTAAACCACACTAATGCGGTAACTGGTGCAACTATTAATGGAATTACGTTTGACTCTCAAGGTCATGTTACTTCAGCAGCTGCGCTGCTTGCAGCTAATGTTCCCGACATTGATGCAGCAAAGATTACAACGGGCGAGTTTGCTACTGCTCGGGTTGCTGATAACGCAATCACTGGCGCAAAGTTAGCTGACAGTTCTGTCACTACATTTGGCGAAGCATTACCAACTGCTGATTTTAGAGGTCAGCTATTTTATAACCCACTTGAAAAGAACTTCTTTGTTTGGGACGGCAACGTTTGGCAGCCGCTTGGTATTTCAGCTGGTGCAATTATTCTTGCTGGTACTTATAACGCAACAACAAACCAAGTTGCAAGCGTTACGGGAGAAGGCGCTGCTTTAGGGATAAGCGTTGGCAACGCCTTGCCTTCCGCTAGTTCAGACAATGCCAATTACTACGTTGTTGTTTCTGTTGGTGGTACGGGTACAGCGCCAGCTCCTGCTGTAACACTTGCACCGCCTGACATTTGCTTGTCTGACGGAACCAACTGGGTTGAAATTGATGTTTCGTCTACTTATACAGCGCAAACAGCTAATAATGTTGCATTCTCACCTGCAGCAAGCCTTGGCAGTACGAACGTACAGCTAGCCCTTGAAGAAGTAAGTAATGAGTGCCGCGT